CTTAAAAACGGGATGTGTTGACGCATTCGTGCGCTTTGCGGGTTGGGTTGTTTGTTTTCTGGTGGTGGGGGGGCGGGCGTCTTGTTGTCGTTTGGATCCGAGGCGTCCCCCGTGTGATTTGTTGCAAGTGTTGTGTGCGATGCCTGCCCCGTCGAGGGATGGCGTGGCGTCCCCTGTCTCGATCAGCGGTGGTTCGTGGTCGGCCGTGGGGCCCTGGGGGTCTGAGGGGGGCAGGGTCATGTCCACGGGGTACCCACACCTTATGCACACGGGATCGCAGTGCTTCAGGACTTTCTTGACCCATGCGTTGTAGCCGGGGGTCTTGCGCTGGTTGGTTGTCATGGTTCTCCTAGCGGCCAGGGGGGGCGCTGCGAGCTACACCCTTCGGGCTCGCCGCGCCCCTGTCAGTTGGTCTGCCTACCGGTTCCCTCCACAGGTTTTCCACAGGTTGTGGATAACTGCTGTGCGCATCTTCTCCGCTGTTCCCCGCGCCAATCGGGGCATGGCTCAGCCGCCCTGCGACGGGAGTTAGAGCCACGGGGTTAGCGGGCCGCCTACTGCTGGGGGTCATCGCGTACCAGGTCGGCCGCCTGGTCGCTCGCCTTTCCGATCTTCTCCGCCAGTGCCTTTGCGACACTGACGGAATCCTGCGCTGCCTTCAGAGTGTCTATGACTGCACGGGCCTGTGCGTCGTTCATCGTCGCAGCCGACTGCACCGCCGGCAGCTCGGCCAGGGCTAGGGCCGCGTTCACCAGGTCGAGGACGTCGGCCGGCGCGGTGACGTTCATCTTGCGGGCAAGGTTCGCTATGTACTGGGTCTGCTTGGCCGTCGCACGCCTCGAAGGGATCTCGCTGGGCTTGGTCTGCCACGGGTCCTCATCCGCGGCATCAGGCTTTGTGCGCTCGATCCTGCGGCCCTCCGCTGCCCGTATCTCCGCCCCCGTCGCTATGCCCTTATGCACGGCGATACCGAGCGCTGCCAGGGCCCTGCCCCACGCCGAGGTCTCGCCGTTCATCAACTCCGAGCCGCGCGTGTAGGAGGTCCGGCCTGGGACTGGTTCCCACGCATGCCCCACACCTGGGCGCGTGTCGTCGGGATCGCGATATGCCCATGCCTTGACCACGAGCCAGCGCTCACCGTCCCGGTCGTCCCACGTGTATTCCGTCTGCAGGGATCCGGCCGGGTACAGCTCACGGAACTGCGCGATCCGCTCGTGGACCTCGATGTAATCGCTTCGGTCAGCCATGGCTCGTCTTCTGGTGATACCAGTAGCCGTCCCTGCAACCGTCAATCTCCTGCTCCAGGGCCACGGCGATATCCCTGGCCCTATCCCTTTCCGCTTTCACCCGCCCTATGGCGGCATCCGGGCTGATCCAGTCGAGGGCCGGGTCGCACTCCTGCGGCGGTCCCCAGGAGAGGTCCCATGGGCCTGGGCCTCGGTGAGCGTGGGTGAGCCTGCCATCACTGGTGAGTGTGAGCAGGAACTCACCCACGCCCTGGACGCGAAACGTCCACATCCCATGCACCATCAGCGTGTGGGGGGATGGTTGACGGTGCATAGGCCTTTGTACCGCCAGGCCCCGCAGGCGGGGCAGCGGTCGATGTCGTGGTCCATTAGTCTCCTATCGGCGGGTCGCTAATCCTTGGGGGCGGCCCGCCCTTCTATAGCTGGCCCCGAATCCACTTGCCTAGTTCCTCGATGGCCGCCCGGTCTAGCTTGGCCTGGAACTCCATCACCAGCTCAGCCTGCCCCAGGTTCCGTAGCCGTAGCCGGCGTAGATGAACGCTCGGTGCGGCATCCACAGCCTTGCTGCACTCCTCGACCAGGTCCATGCAGTACCTGAACGAGTCAAAAGCCTCGCTCAGTTTGGTGATCGGCTGTGCAGCTGGGGCGGCCGCTTTCTTGGCAGCCGCCCCAGCCGTTGCTTTCCTAGGCATCTACGAGCACCTGAAAGAGCCGGCCACTGTCCGGGAGGATCACTTCATCGAACATGAGTTCGAACTCGTCCAGATTGGCGTCGGCGGCGTAGTCGTCCAGGAAGTGCTCCCGGCTCTCGTACTTCCGGGGCGGATTCCCGACACTTATGGTGCCGTCCGCGAACTCCCGGCCTATTGCCTGTACCTGCATGTTAGTTCTCCTTGGGTTGTGTTTTCTTGGGCACCAGGGCGTTGCACCTGGACCCGGATAGATACCAATGCCTCCAGCCGCTGGGCCGCTCGGTGACGACGCCGACAAAAGCGGCATCCTGAGCCCAGGCGGGCCAGCGGTAGATCGGCGTGGCATCGAGTGAGCGCACCCATCCGGCGCGTTCACTCCATGCCATGCCCTGCCTCTTCAGTTGCCGGCTAACGATCCACTCGATACCGCCGCGGATGCGCCAGGCGTTGTCCAGAAACTGCCAGCGGCCCTGCGCCGAGGAGCTGCGATTCCGGGCCCGGTAACTGTGCCTCGACTCCCGTGCCGAAACGCATTGTGCAAAAGGCTGCCACGCGGTGGGGATGTGGGCGACCCGGTCGATCGGACTGGTGGCGATTACGCCAGCCAGGATGCTCTCAAGGATCATGCCGCCCCCCCGTTGGGATGGATCACCGTCACCGTCGAGCTGATCCGCACCGGCCGGATTCGCTCGACTGAGGAGCGCACGTACCGATGGTGGCCTGATGGATGCCTGACCCCGTCGATGAGGCCAGCCTGGTACCAGCGCACCAGCGTGTTCGTGCTGACGCCCAGGACCTTGGCTGCCTCGGCTGGAGTCATCAGGTTGTCCATGTCGGACAACGTAGCAGATCTAATCGCCAACCTGGAAGATATGGGCATGCACTGAGGGTGTTGCCGGGCGTGTCGGCAGTGTTCCGGCCGCCTGGTACACCAGTGACATGTCCGTATCGGCGCTCGACCAGGCCACCTGCAGGTACTGGCCGGCCGTGACTGTCTCCAGCCACACCAGCGTCACCAGCTGGTGGGAGTTGTTGTTCTCCAGGCTGTGCCGCATCGTGGAGTTTGCGACGTCGCTGGCGTTCTTCCGCAGCCAGAAGTAGGCGTCGTCCTGGCCGCCGTCGGTCTTGGACAGGTTGACGGACAGTTGCAGGACGTATGTGCCCGCGTTGGCAAGGTTGATGCGGTTTCCATTGGTCAAGGTGACGCCGGATCCCTCTTCGAGGGTCGAGAAGGTGACCAAATTGATGGTCGACGCTATGGGGTTCGTCTGGCTGACCGTGCTGATTACGCTGCCGTAATACCGCGGGTTGGGAACGGTCGGCACGTTGGTGCGCACCGTGGTAGTCGCGGCATAGACCGTGACGTGGGTCGCGCCCGGCTCGGTGACCAAGATGATGGTGTCTGTCACCTGGTCACCTCCGCGACGACCGCGAACTTCCCTTCGAGCAGCCGCGTGACGACACCCGCGCTGCTCTCCAGCTCCAGGTCGTACACGTACCAGCCGGGATCCACTAGGGCGGTGTTCGCGGCCGACATGGCGAGTGCAATCGTGCCGGCCACGCCACCCAGGGTGATGCCGCCGTTGCCGCCGATCAGGTTGTCCAGGTCGATCACGGTCTCGTCAGCATCCGCAGTGGCGCGTACCTGCATGCGGGCCGTGTAGCCAGTGAGGTTCTTGGCCGCCGGTGGGTTTCCGTCCTCCCACTGAAGCGTGTAGTTCCACGTCGTGCCTTGCCACATGCGCATATCGAACACACCGGGCACGATCATTTGGCACCGTCCAGCAGGATCGGGATGGCGAACAGCAGGCCGTCATCCTCGGCCGCTGCCGTGAAACTGACATGAATGTGCGACATGTGCCCGTAGCCCTTGCCCCTCCAGGTCCAGAACGTGTTCGCGTAGGTGCCGGAGCAGATCTGGTCCCGGAAAACGATGTACTTCAGGCGTTCGCTGCCCGGTCTCTTCTTCCGCGCGTACTCCCGCAGCTGCTCCGCCAAGACCCAGGCGGTGTCCCGGCCGACTCCTGGCCGCTTCGGGCCGTACAGGTCGGCGTCTATGTCGAGGGCATGGACCCAGCCGCGGGCGTCCGGGTTGTGGTCGGACTTGCGGGCCTGGTGTGCCTTGTCGCCGATCCAGCCATCGGACCGCCGATCCCGCTTGGGAAAGGCCTGGTCGACTTGCCTGCGTAGCGTCACGCCAGCGGCGACGAGCCTGGGCCTGGGCGGTGCTGGCATCAGTCCTCACCCTCGATCTGCAGTTCCTCGCGGCCAGCGAGGTCCCGCCAGTGCGGCTGGGTTCCGCGCCCGTATCGGGCGTCATCCGGGTTTAGGTAGTTGATCAGTACGGGGATCACGGCTGAGCCGACTGCGACCCACAGCGGACCCACATTGGCCGTCATGAGCCACGACAGGACGCCGCCGAGGGCAGCGCCGAGGGTAATCTTGAGGATTGATGCGACTGGGGATGTCGCAAGCCATTGCATCATCGGTCGGTCCTGTCAAGGTGCCAGTTGAGATGACCGTCTATCTTCGCCTCGATCCGGTTGAGTTGGTCCCGCATCGAGGTCCCGCCGTTTGGCTTGAACTCCCGAAGCACCTTGTTTAGCCGCGAGTCGATGATCCAGAACAGGACTCCGACGACGACCCCGGCGATGGACAGGACCGTGAGTATCTCGGGCGGGGAGTCGAACCAGGTCACGGCTGTGCCGGTATCTGCACGCCGAGTGCGCGAATCTCGTCATCGGTCAGGCCGAGTTTCCGCAACTTCTGCACGCCGGATAGGGCGGCCTGGTCCCGTTCGGCCTGGGCTTGGGCTGCGGCTGCGGCTGCTGCCTCGGCCGCCGCCTGGTCGAGCTTCTGCTGCGCGATCTCCTCGGGCGTGGGTGGCCGCTCGATTACTTCGCCAGTTTCGGCGTTGATCTCGGTATTCATGCCTGCCCCTAACTGTTCCTGTAGCCGTAGACGCGCACAGTGCCGGAAATGTTGCCCGTCGACGGAACCAGCGAGAAGCCATCGAACACCGTAGTAGCGCCAAAATATAAAAAGCCGGACAACACGTATTGGTTACCTGAGACATCAACCGACACTTGATTCTGGTTGACGATCGTTTTACGCGACAGATTCGGAGCGAATATGTCTAGTGACATTTTTCCATAGTCGGCATTCGTGCTACCAGTGCTGAGCAGTGTCCAGCTAGTTTGGCCTGTATTGAGCACTGCCGCGGCTGTGGTGCCGGATCCATAAACAACCTGCCTAACGTAGTTCGTGGTCGAGTTATCCGCGCCGCTCACCCGCAGCCGCATCAGCATGTCAAGGGTGGTGCTGAACGCGGTCACGTCGATCATGACCCGATACGAGTCATAGGTGCTGCTGAAGCAGTTGTTGACGTTTACGCCGGTAGAAGTCGTGAACGTGGTCCCGGTGATGAACGCCAGGCCCGGATCCCCAGGGATGGTCGGATCAGCCGTCATCACCCACGTGTTCGTGTCCAGCTTGTACAGCATGGCCGAGCGGTTCTGCGCAATCGTCAACTGGTTGCCGTTCAGCGTGACGCCACCCGCGCCAGCGACGGTCACGGTTCCAGCGCCCTTGTTCGTCAGCTTGATTCGCACGCCCGTGGGGAATGCGACTGAGGCATTGGTCGGCACGGTCAGGGATACCGCTGCCGCGTTGCTGAAAGTGACAAGCTTCCCGCCGTCTGCCAGGACAAGGGTGTAACTCGTACCTGTCTGGTCGTTGACGCCGTTGCCGACCAGGCTCACGTTGTCTATCCGGTTCGCCACGGACAGGCTAGAGCCCGGCCAGTTCGACACCAGGTCCGATGACTGCACGTACTCCGTGCCGTAGGTAGTGGTAGCCATGCTGCTCCTAGTCCAGGTCCGTCGGTTGAATTATGGATGCCCAACTCTTGGATATCGGGACGCCGCCCCATGTCGCCGTGGCGGGCGCCTCGGACCACGACACGACCGCATACGAGAACCGGGGGTCAGACAGGGCCAGCGTCAGGCTGACGCGTTCGGGGGTGTGCAGCTCGCCCCAGCCCTCGACCACCCCAAGGAACTCGTCGAATGGCGCCGGTTGCGGCAAGTCCTGGACGATGACCCTGGCGCCGGCCTTCAATCCCAGGACGGAAGTGCGCTGCCCGGACGTCAACTGGTCAAGCAGTACCTCGACCTTGCCGATCTCGTATCGTTCCTCGGCCTGGGCCGTCAGGATGCCCTGTGCCCGGCGGGTCGCCGCCGTGAGGTCGGCCAGACCGGTCTCCAGGGTTATCTCGTTGGTGCCGTGGATGGCGATGCTGGCGGCGTCCGTGGTGTTGAACGTGTCCTGTGGGTTGTTCGTGCCGTAGGCAACGGTGACGTCATTGATGATCGTCTCGCTCGTCGTTGACCAGGACGGCGACCACACCACGGCGGCCGATGGCAGGACGACGGGCGTGGGTGCTGCCGTCGTCGCGCCGTACTGCTCGGACCACTTGCCCACGCTCGATGCCCACGTCTGCGTGCCCATGTCGGCCCACGTCGCGGTGGAGTAGTCGTAGCCGCGCCGCGTATAGGACTCGAACCAGATACGGCCATCTGGCGTGTCGTACAGCGTCGCCCCTACCCATTCGCACAACTCGTCCAGCAGCGTCCGCACGGGGGTCGGATCCGGCGCGTAGGCAATCAGGTCGAGCTCTGGGTCGGCCTCGGCCGTGTAGGTCAGGCCGGTGCTGGTGAGGATCGCGTCAGCTCGGGCCTGGAGGCTCTGTGCCGCGAAGCTGCCCGTGTACGTGTAGCGGCCCAGCTCCCGCAGGTTCCCCATCGCGATGATGCTGATCCCGGTGACCGGCGTGCCGTCCTCGCTGTACAGGTAGTTCACTTCGATGTCGGTGATTTGCCCGGTAAACCTGGTAGTCGAGTAGGACGCCACCACGACGGAATCCGACAGGTTGTAGGGGATCGTGGGCCGGCCGGTGGCGTAGATCAGCATCTCCGCGCTGGATGACTGCGGCGTGTCGCCTACCGAGTCGCGGCCGTGGTAGATGGCAACGCTGTAGTCGACGGCCGCCAGGTCCACGGCGGTGCCGTCGATGGTGATGGACGTGATGCTCACGCGAGGAGCACCACCTTGCCGCCGGTGCGGCGGGCCTGGCTGGCGGTTGCCTTGGACAGGGCAGTCAGCGGCGCGACGACGGTGGGCGTCCGGGTGCTGCTAACGGGAGCCGGGCCGAGTGACGTGAAATTGCCGCCGCCCGTATTTGATGCGGTCAGGCCGGCATTCGGGCTGCCCATGGCCACGCCACTCGGCAGGTTCGAGGCTGCAGTCAGGGCGTTCAATTCCCGGACTGCTGCTGCCAGAAGGCGAATCGGGCCGAGGAGGAACAAGTCAATGGCCTTGCCGACTGGCCCCATCGAATCCTTCCAGTCGTTGAATGCCTGCATGGCCTTCCCGACCTCAAATGTCAGCGTGGCAACGTCGCCGAGGAATGTGCCGACGGACAAGCCCAGGCTTTGAATGGTTGGCTCAAGATCCTGCATGGTCTGCCCGAGGGAATCCTCGCCGCCCAGCTTGTCCATGGCGGCCTGAATGCCATCGAGGAACCCGGTTCCGAACGCTTCCTGAAGCTCTCCGGCGCCGATCTTGAGCCGGTCGATTTTGCCCTTGAAGGTCTCGGCTTGGGTGGCGGCCGCGCCGCCGAACAGCGCCTGGAGCTGGTTGGTGGCGCCTTCCAGGCCGCCAGTTTTCAAGGCCGCTTGGTCGAGCTCGGGGATCAGCTTGCCCAGGGCGGTCGTGTTGCCTTCCATCGCCTTGGCGATGGCCTTGGTGACGTTCTCCAGCGGGATGCCCTTGGCCTGCGCCGTGTCGAGGGCGATCCCGAGGAGGTTCTGGGCGGTCTCCAGGTCCTTGGTCTTGGTCGCCAGCGTTGTGAGCGCCGGCATGAGGTTTTCCTCGCTGACGCCGGTGGCCCGCTGCATCTGGTCGACGTAGGCCTTCGCCTTTTCGACGTCCTGCGCCAGGCCGACGGCCTCGAACGCGCGGGCAAGCTTCGCGTTGGCTTCCTCCTGCGCCATGGCGGCCTGCACGCCATCCACGGCGAATTGGGTCGCCAGTGCCCCGGCGGCGACTCCAGCGCCGAGCATGGCCGGGCCGAGCATGTTCTTGAATGACCCCGCAAGGCCGCCGAGGGCGCCCTGGAAGCCACCCATGCGCCTCTCGGCGTCATCCAGGCCGTCACGGAACCGCTTCGTGTCAGCGGCGATGAAGACTTGAAGAGTCCTGCCCTGGGTTGCCATCAGCCGAGGCCCGTCCGGTCGGAGTTGAACCGGTCGCAGATCTTCTCGACTGCCTGGCCCCATTCCTGCATGGCCTTGGGGACGTAGGACCGGGCGAACCGCATCCAGTTCAGGCCGTCGCGGAACGTAGCGCTAGCGGCCGGGTCGGCGTTGCGGCTGATGCCCTTATCCGACGGGTACCGCACCACGTTCGGGGTCGCGCCCCGCGAGTACTTGGGCCGCTGTGCGCCGATCACGATACTGGGCAGCCGGTCTCGCCTGGCCTTGATCGTCGCCGCCAGCTTGTCCCCCCACGGTCCGGCTTGCTGCGCCGCTGACTGCCACGCCGGCACCATGTGCTCGGAGGCGATCCGCTGCGACGCAAGCCGCAGCTCCGCGTTCGCTTCCTTCGGCAGTGAGCGCAGGTCCCGCAGGAGCTCGTTCAGGCCCTCGACTTCGACGTCGAATGACTTGGTTGCCCTAGCCACGCTGCGCCTCCCTTGCCAGGGCCAGGAACTCTCCTGGCGTCATTCTTCGTATGTCGTCGGGGTGTACCCGGAGCAGGACCGCGAGCCGGATGACTTCGCGGCCTACTCCGGCCAGATAGGGTCCGGCGGCTTCCGGGTGTCCAGGATCATCAACGTGTGATCCGCTGCCCACGTGCGGATCGTGTCCAGGCTGGCCGATTCCGAGTGCAGGGCGTAGTACGCCATGACCATGGCTTGCGTCGCCTCGACTGGCTTCTTGTCCTCGCCGATGGTGCGCTGATACCGCTCGAGCGCCGCGACTGACGACAGTTCCAGGACCTGAACGTGCCCGTCGACGCTGGCGAGGAGCTGCGGCATCATGGCGCGTCAGCGAACGTCAGCGCACCTTCCAGGCTCGCGGTGCACGTGGCGATCCCGTCGGCGGTGAATTCCGTCGATACGGACGACACGATCATGTTCCCCGTCCACTTCGCGTCCCCGCCGACCAGGCTGATGGCGTTCGCCGTGCCGGCGCCCTGCGCCGTGTTCAGCGCCCCGACTAAGCCGGTCTCCTCGTCGTACAGGAACGAGACCTCCAGGGTGCAGTTGTCGTCCGTGTTCTTGTACGCCATGTCCGTCAGGGTCTTGATGCGGGTGACGCTGGTCTCCCGGCTAACGGTCCCGCCGGTGACCTGAGCCGAGTAGGCGACGGCGTTGTAGGTGAACGTGAATTGGGAGCCGGTTATGGCGGTAGCGGGCACTTCTACTCCTTCATGGTGACTTGCGTTGACAATTCGACGGCCATTATCTGGCCCTGGCCGCCGATGTCGACGAATTGCGGCGGGCCGACATAGGTCACGCGGAACGCATCCGGCAGGGCGGCTAGGACTTCATCGAGGAGGTCCTCGGCGTGCAGCTGGGCGCCGGCATTGCTGCGCCCGTCGACCAGGAGCAGCAGCCGGAACCGCGCGGTGTAGTTCAAGCGGCTGCCGATCCGGTCGACGTCGACCCACGGCTGATCCGGCAGGACGACCACCATGCCGGGCTTGGGCACTGGTGGCGGTGACTGGTAGTTGTCGATCCCGGCGGCCGTCAATGCCGATTGGATCAACCCTCGGGCTTCCGTAGTCAGGGCTGTCATCCCACCATGCCCCTCGGGTCGAGGTACGGGCCGAGCAGGGCCATCACTCGGCGGGTCATCGCCGAGCTGAGCCTGTAAGGGCCTGGCTGGAAGTCGTTGGCGACGGACTGCCCACCGGCCGAGTACCGGGCCTGGAAGCATTCCACCGCGACGTGCAAAGCGGCTTCCTTGGCGGGGATCGGCTCGGCGCCGTAGGCCTGCGGGGTCAGGAGTCGACCCACGATCTCGTCAGCGGTGCCGGCGACCTGATCGAACGGGTCGGCGGCGTAGGTCAGGCCGAGGACATCGGCCAGTTCCTGTCCGGTGACGAGCATGGTGGGTCGACTCCTGCCCTGCTACGCCTGGTTGTAGATCTTGACGATGCCGGCCGTCAGGTACGGAATGAAGGTGGCATACCCGTAGATCGCCACCTCCCGGCCCAGGTTGGCGGCGACGTCCGCGCTGGCGAACCGTGGCCCGTCCTCAAGCCAGCCGCACGCGGCGCGGTTGGTGACGATGGCGTCCTCGGTCTCGTCGGTGGCGAACTCACGCGCCAGCACGATCGGCAGGCCAGCCACGCTGAGGTTCAGCGTCCGGGCGTTGAACGTGCCGGCCACGTTCGACACGGGGTAGGAGTCAGGCTGAAACGAAGACCAGCCGCCGATCTTCTTGTACACGGCGCTATTGACGTACACGACCTCGGCCGGCTGGCCCGTCGCTGACTGGACGTCGACAGCAGCAGCGAACACTGCCTCCCGGAACGCGGAGCCCGTGGTGTCGGCGCTGAAGTCGTAGTCCTGACCGTTGGTGCCGTTGGCCCACAGGCCGGCCTGGAACGCGTAATCCGTCTCGGTTCCCCAGGCCCCGACCATGATCCGCTGATGCGCGGTGACGTAGGACGGGTCGGTGCGCTCGATCACCTGGAACGTGAGCCGGTTGCCGGCCGCGTAAGTCGCCAGCGTCGCGGTGCCCTTCTTGATGTCGATGTCGACCGAGTTGATCTCGGTGTTCTCGGATGCCTGGGTCGACACGATGGCCGAAAGGTCCCCATCGAAGTACGGCCAGTTCACGGTCATCCCGGCACCGGCGACCGGGGTAGGCCCGCCGACGGCGCTGATGCACGGCCGGCCACGGTCCAGGACGCCGGAGATTTCCCGGAACCAGACCGGCGGGACCAGGCCGGGCGCGTCGGCCAGGTTGGAGACATCGAGGGCGCGGTTCTCGATGCTGCCGTTGTACACGGCCTTGACGTACTCCCCGAGGCTGCGGAACTGCGCAAGCTCGTGGTCGACGGCCTCGGCCGCGTGGGCCTTGGCCTGGATGGCTGCCAGCTCGTCGCGCAGCTGCGCGATCTGCTCGCGGGCCTGAATGTCCGAGGTCGGAGCCTCGGACTCGATGACCTCGGTCATTTTCGTTTCCTCTCTCACTGTTGCGACTGCCGCCCCGGAGTAGGCCGGCATGTGGGTAAGGCTGACTTCCAGGAGTGCCGCCTTGACGTGCTTGACGGCGTCCTTGGCCTGGTTGTACTTCGTGGTGATGGGGTTGAATCCGACGGATAGGCCACGGCTGGCGCCGGTCCTGAGCATGACGGCCGCGTCCCGGCCGGCGCCGGTGTTGATGATGTCGGCGTCGATGTACAGGCCGTCGGACTGGTTCTCGGCGCCGGTGATGATGCCGATGGGCTCGCCGTGCCGATACGCGAGGGGCTTGCCGATGGCGTCGGCGGCGTCGAACGCGTCCCGCTCGATCACCTCCGTGATCCCGCCGACACGCGTGGACTCGCCGTATGGGACGGCGCGGCCGTGGATGTGGCCGATGACGTCGCCCTCGGCGCCTTCCTGCCGCAACTCGTACACCAGGTCCGACTCGGTGAATACCGTGTTCACTGCATGACCTCCATCGGTAGATCCATCAGGGCTCGGCCCTCGTCGACGGTGATGATGCCCAATGGCAGCAGCGTGCTGACCAGGTTCGCCAGGTCCGACGGGTTGCCCCGCAGGAAAACCGACGTGTCGAACGTCACGGTGTGCCCGCGGGGCGTGATGTCATTCATCGACAATCGCTGCGTGATCAGGTTCATCACGGGCGTCAGCCCCGTGTCAAGCAACTGCCGGTACAGGTCTACGCGGTTGCTGTAGGTCAGGCTTGAGCCAGGCACGCCCGCGCCCGTCCAGATCGGATCCAGGTTCGCCATGCGGGCGATCTGGATCGCGGCATGGTTCTTCGCGTCCACGAGTTGCAGCTCGGCTGCGTTCCAGCCCTGAGGCTGCGCGTCGATCGTCGAATTCAGGTACGCCGTGGCGCGGTCCTGCCGCGCGGCCTCCCACGCGTCGAGGATCGCGTCCACCTGGTCAGCCGGGAGGTCAGCGCCGGTGTTCTTCAGGATCATCTGCGGCAAAGGCGCATCGGCGTACCGGAAAGTGGCGTCCTCAAGCGCCGCGGCAGTGGTGATCGCCGTGTACCCGGTCTTCAGCCAGCCGCCCAGGCCGTCGCCGTCGAACCGCACAACCTGGTTCAACGGGACGGCCACCCCTCGGTACAGCACCTCGCCGTTGACCTCGGTGACGTCGATGGCCGGGAGCCGGACGATGGCGGCGGGGAAGTTGTCCCAGGTCCGCTCAATGACCCGCCAGTACGCCCGGTCGTGCAGCAGCAGGTCATTGACCAGGCGCATCATCTCGGCGCTGTACGTGGTCCCCTTGCTCGGCTGCATGAGGAATGACCGTGTGACAACCTGGTTGCCGTTGGCGTACTGCCGCAGCGGGAACGCGCTGATCGTGTGGCTGTACGTCTTCAGGGCCTTGACCAGTGCCGGGACTTGGAACGCGACGGCTTCCAGCACCGTGCCCGTGCCCGGCCGGTTAAGCTGCATCTGCAACTGGATCAGCGTCGATTCCCGGACATGCGGAGCGGGAGCCTCGGCGGCGCGGCGCTCGACTTCCTGTCGATACGCCCCGGCCTGGCCCACGATGCGGAGCGCCTTGGGCGCTACCACTGACACGTGGTGAAGTCTACGCGCCTCGCCGGGAGCGGCTGCGGACCATGGCTACCGGGCGTGGCGCCTTGGACGCGTCCCACACCGCGAACATGGCAGCACGGGCGGCATGTACCCCGCCGCTTCCCCTCGGCGCGGTCATGACCCACCCGTGCTGTCGCTTCGCGATAGTAGTCCCGAACAACTGCTCCTGGAGCAGGCGGCTGCCGTCGTGCCGGATCAGCCGCCGGTTGAACAGGTCCATCAGGACCTGCGTGGCGACCACGGCTTCACGCTGCCCGACGATGCCATCCGCCCGCGTCCTGAGTCGGTCGATGTAGCCGGGCGTGATCAGGGTGTGCATGGTCGGGTGGCTGGCCCGGAGTGCCGAGAGTCTCTCGTCCACGTCCCGGATTGTCGGGTGGGCCGTGACGCGCACATGCACCAGGCCGTCACCGTCGACCGCGGCGATGGCGACCGCGTGACTGGATCCGTCGAAGTCGCTCTCCAGCGCGACATGCCACATGCCGGCCGGTAGTTCCTCGGCCGTCAGGCAGTCGGCCCAGTTACGTTCCGGCAGCCAGTGGTTCGCGAGGATCGTCCACTGGTTCAGGTACTGACGGCGGAATGCGTCGTGCTCGATCTTCTCGAACTGGCTTTTCACGAAAGCCTTTCGGCGTGGGTTCCACTCCGGCGACCCCCACATCCACGTCGAAACCTGCTCAATGTCGGCGCCAGGCGGAGCTGACCATTCCAGCAGCAGGGTGTCGGTCGGGGCGTCGAGCTGGTCGATGGCCTGCTGCCTGTACGCGGACATCAGGCTTGAACGCGAATCGCCGGCCGTGCTCACGAGCCAGACCTGCGGGTTATCCCTCTCGGCCATGGTCGGCATGATGGCGTCATCAATGGTGTCACGTTCGACGCGCCAGGCTTCATCAACGAAAGCCATGGATATTGAGTAGCCGACACCCGCGTTCTCGTTGGCCGCCTGGACAATCCACCGGTCGCCGGTCGGCAGCTCGATCTGCGTGTTGTTGTTGCCCCACTTCACCGCCTGGCGGCCGTACTTCGCCTGGGCCCACATGCCGGCCGGGCGGAACACCTCGACTGCCGTCTGCCGGCGGTTGGCGACGTGAAGGATGGTCTGCTCGCCGCCCAGGAGCTCGGCGTGATGCAAGCGCCACATGCACAGGGCCCGGCTCAGAACAGACTTACCGGACTGTCTCCCTACCG